CTGATAAATAGTAGTTGACGCTTGCATTTATGTGATAAAATGCTATAATTTAGCATCATTAAAATCGCATAAATGTCAGTAACCAGAATTAAGATATTTGGAATCCCGGTTTACAGTCGCGAGCAGGAGCAACGCGATGCTTCTGTGTCTAACCTTAAGAGCCCTAAAGATTGGCTTAAAAATATTTTTGGCGTAACCAGCAATGCCGGTGTGGAGGTAAATGAATCTTCTGTTGGCAATTTGTTGGTGGCTTACCGGTCTGTTGATTTACTGGCTAATGTGATTGCTAGCTTGCCAAAAGGGGTTTTTGAAGTTGAGCCTAATGGCGATAAAAAGAAAATACTGAATCATGATGCGGCTTTTGCACTCAGAAGGCCTAACCAAAAAATGACGGAGTTTGTTTATTTCCAAACCGTGTTATACCAGCTACTCACACGCGGGAACTCCTACAGCCGCATCATCACCAGCCGCGACGGCTACACTCTTAAGCTTTACGACAACCAGGAGGTTTCTGTGTATGAACATAAAGACCGCCTGTATTATCGTTTCCACGACAAAAATACGCCAGCCCGGCTATATACTTCCGATGAAGTAATGCATTTTAAAGGTTTAGGCGATGGCGTCATCGGCAAAAACCCGATCCAGTCAGCCCGCGAAGGATTTGCCACGGCCATTGCCGCGCAAAGCCACGGCAATCACAGTTTTAAAAACGGAAGTATGCCGCCTGGATACTATTCAACGCCTGAACATTTGAACAATGAAGCTTACGAACGCCTGAAAAATGACTTGGTAGACAGCCGGCAGGGCGTAACATCAGCCAATAAAACTCCGTTGCTGGAAGGTGGAATGGAGTTTAAAAACTTTGCGCTTTCGCTCGAAGATTTGCAGTTTATCCAAACCCGCGAATTTACAAACGCAGAGGTTGCCGGCTTTTTCGGCGTGCCGTTGCACTTGGTTTATTCAGCGATAAAGCAGGGCGGTTATAACAGCTTTGAGCAATTCAGCACCGAGTTCGTAAAGTTCACCGTCATGCCCTGGGTACGGAGAATTGAAGAAGAACTGGAACGTAAACTTTTTACCCTCGACGAGCAACGGGCCGGCAACTATGCCATTAAGTTTAACCTGAAGGGATTATTGCGTGGCGATATCAAATCGCAAACGGAGTTTTACGACAAAATGCTGTATCACGGCGTATTCAACAAGAACGATGTCCGCCGTCTCGAAGATATTAATAGCACGGAAAATGGCGATGAGTTTTATGTTGACTTGAATAAAATCCCTGAAAAAATGGTGGACCAGTATTACAAGAGCAAAATGACTAACAATAATTAGTATGGAAAAACAGGATTACATAAAAGAGATTCCACAGGCAGAACGTCGATTTTTTACGGCGCCCGTATCGGTGCAAAAACGTGCTGAGGGTGATGATAACATTGTTGAAGGGGTGGCTGCGATTGTGGAAAAAGAAACTGACCTGGGGTTTTTTCGTGAAAAAATAGCCCGCGGGGCATTTGATGATGTGTTGAATGATGACGTAAGGGCGTTGTTTAACCATGATCCTAATTTTATTCTTGGAAGGACGGCATCTAATACGCTTGAAATCGGCTTAAACGAAAATGGCGATTTAACGTATAAGTACACTACGCCCGACAGGCAATATGCTCGCGACCTTTATGATGCGATTAAAAGCGGTGATGTGGATCAGTCCTCATTTGCTTTTATCGTCAAGGAACATCGCTGGGAATTCGACGAAGAAAACCCTGACAATGATTTACGTACGATTGAGAAAATCGGCAGCCTGATTGATGTGAGCCCGGTTACTTATCCGGCATATCAGGATACGAAAGTGGCAGCCCGCAGCCGGGATGCCCGAAAAAATGATGTGAAAAAACCTAATTTAAAAACAAAATCTCGAAAAAGAAAACTTCAAATTTTATAAAGATGAGTAAATATCTGAAAAAAGTACAAGAGTTGCGCCAGGAGCGCAAGACAGCGGCCACGGAAATGAAACAAATGAACGATACCGCTGAAAAGGAAAACCGCGATTTTAACGAGCAGGAAGAAACGCGTTGGTCAGAACTGGAACAAAAGGTGAATAGCTTAGACCAAAAAATTGAACGCAACCTTACCCTTGAACGCGAAGAGCAGGAGCAACGCCGCGAAGCGGAAGAAGCTGAAAAGCGTGGTGAAGGGGAATATCGTGGCGGCAAGGAAAGCAACGCACAAAAGCGGGCAAAAGATATTGCCAACTTTAGCTTTGCTAAGGCTATCCGCCAGTACAGCCAAAACAAACTGGATGGCATCGAGAAAGAGATGCACGAGGAAGGTATGAACCAAAACCGTGGCGCCGGCGAAGGGCTCCAGATTCCGGCGATGGTGCTTACTAAAACGGAGCTCAGGGCGGCTACAGCTACTGGCGTAACTGGTGAAACAGATGCCGGAGACTTTGTGCCTACCGATCACATGGGCTTTATCGACAACCTGATTAACCGCATGGTGGTGTTTGAGATGGGCGCCGACATCATGACGGGATTGTCGGGAAATGTTGATATCCCGAAAAAGACGTCGGACCAAACAGCAACCTGGGAAGGTGAGATTGATGAAACGCCTGAATCGGAAATTGGAGTGGGCAAAGTATCGCTTTCGCCTAAGCGGTTATCCTCGCTCGGAAAATTTTCGCGCCAGCTGTTAATTCAGAGTAATCCCAACGTGGAGCGTATTGTCCGCGAAAGCCTCACCAGGGCCATCATGCAAAAGCTGCAGGCTACAATCATTAATGGCGCCACCGGTGGCGATAACTTTGTGGGTATTCTCAATGACAGCGGAATCACCAACAGCGTGACGTTAGAAGGTGGTAACCCCTCTTTCAGCGATATGGTAGCGCTGGAAACAGCGGTGGCTGCTGACAATGCTGACCTGGGGGCATTGGCTTATCTGACCAACGCTAAGGTGCGTGGTTATCTCAAGACAAAAGCTTTGGATTCAGGTTCCGGGCGGTTTGTTTGGGAGAATAACGAAATCAACGGTTACCGTGGATTCGTAACCAACAGCGTGCCTTCTGACTTGACCTACGGTTCCGGCACTTCTGAAATCAGCGACCTGAGTGCTATCATTTTTGGTAACTGGGCTGACTTGATTATCGGGCAGTTTGGTGGTATGAATATCATCACCGACCCGTTCACGTCTAAGAAAAATGCAATGATAGAGTTGCAGGCTGATAGTTTTTGGGACATTGGCATCAAGCATGATGAAAGTTTTGCCGTGATAAGCGATGCAAAAACCTCATAGTTTTTTCATAATTTTTTGTGTGTTTTAGGTTGATTAATTGAAAAGAGCCGCCTTCGCGGTGGCTCTTTTTTTAAAAAACAGCGGATAGGACAAACGGTTTAAGTCGGTGGTCTCATAAGCCACAGGAGCAGGTTCGATTCCTGCATCCGCAACAAAAATTAAGCAATGGATTTCGTTTGGCAATACATAGAAGGAGAATACGGCAACGAGGAGCTGCGGCGCTCGGTGAAGTCTGTGCAGATATTCTGTAAAGATGCCGGAAATCTTTTTGTGGTCGGCGATGCGCCGGGTAATATCCCGGGCGTTATCCACATTCCTTCTACTCGTGTCGATGGAAATAATAGAGCATGGTTGCAAAGGCGTGCGGCGGATGTGGTAAAAAAATACCATGTTATCATCGGTCATTCGGAAATATCATACGACTTTGTGCTAATGCACGACGATATGTATTTTATCCGGCCTTTTTTTGCGGAAGAAATTCCGGTCACCGAATCAAAAAGACTGTTAGACCGCTTAGAAGGCGAACCATCGCATCCCTGGTTGAATCAGATAAAAGCCACGCAGAAATATTTAAAAACGCGGGGTTATCCTGATTTTAATTTTGAAACCCACACCCCGGTGGTGATGAATAAAAAAATGTTAAAACTGGTGTTGGAGCAGCATGACATTGTTGCTCATAGCCTGATGCGTGCTACGGTTTATTTTAATCATCATCATATCAGGCCGGATGCAGAAGATAAAGACGTGCAACTGCGTATTACTACGCAAAAAATAATTCCGGAACAAATAGCAAAACAGGCTGCCGGAAAACTACTTATTAATACGGTACCTAACGCTTTTGGCGGATACGTGCTGCAATACCTGAATGACTTACTTGGAATTAAAAAAATAAAAAATACTATGAAAAAGAAAGTGGAATGGCTACAGCATGGCCCACAATACGGATTTAGCCATCGCATCGGCCATCTTAGCGAGATGTCTGAAAAAAAAGCGAAAGAACTGGAAGCCAAAGGAGCTATTAAAATCTTAACAGAAGAGCAGGCCAGCGCGCTGCCTTCTGAAATTCCGGCAAGGCAGGTTCTGCTTGAGGCCGGACTAACTTATGAAGAGGTGGAGCAAATGGATGCCGAAAGCCTGCAGGACATTAAAGGCATTGGCAAGGCTACTGCTAATGCGATTGTGGAATTTTTAACAACGGCATAATGAAAGGTTACGCGGTTACCACCCCATCCACCAGTCAGCTTACGCTACTTAGCGTGGAGGATATGAAAAAGCATCTGGAAATAAAGCCCACGCAATCGCGGTGGGATGGCATGATAGAGGCTTTTATCAAAGCTTCTGTCGCAATGGGTGAGCGGTTGATGAACAGGCAAATCCTGTCGGCAACCATTACGTTTACATTTAACAAAATCCAGCGCTTTGTGCATCTGCCAGGTGGTAAGGTAACCGAATTTACTACGCTAAAATATTATGACACAAATAATGAGCAACAAACGCTCGTAGAAGATACAGACTTTGTGATTGATTCGATACCGGTGCCAGCCGTGCTTCATATTTTGGATAACAAGGAAGTGGAAACCTACAACCGCTCCGATGCTTATGAGGCTGTTTATTCGGCCGGGTGGGCGGCAGATGATGTACCTGCTGATATTTTGCAGGCCATAAAGATGACTGCCGCCCACTTCTTCGAAAATCGCGAGGAGGTGCTGGTGAGTAAACACGTGGAGCAGTTGCCGTTTGCTGCCGAAACGATTTTTAAAAACTACAAAATCCCGAACGTATGAGATCGAGCAGCTATGAATATGAGATAGAGATATACGGATACAGCTATAACACTAACGACTATGGCGAGCGGGAATCTGTTTATGCTCTTAAATACTCTGAATATGCTGCTA